AACTTTATTTAGCGTGGCTGCTGCGACATCACTAGCTTGTTTCTCAAGTACCGTACCTTGCTTGCCAATGTTAGCATTTTCCGATACTAAATTAACTTTCTGCTGTACCACTAAAGCAGCTTGGGCATCAATCTGTGACCCTTGCTTGGGGATATTAACAGCTTCTGCTACCAAATTAATCTTCTGCTGATCTACCAATTCAGCTTGTGCATTAGATTGGGTTTTTTGTGCAGTGAGCAAAGATCCTTGTAACGGTATATTAGTACCTTCTGCTACTAAGTTAGTTCTTTGTTGCCCTACCAAAGCAGTCTGTGCATCTAGTTGCAAACCCTGTTTAGCTTTGTTTAGGGTATCGGCTGCAATACCGGAGGTTTGAGCTACGGACTCTAAAGCTTGCTTATCAAGCAATACACCTTGTTTAGGTATGTTTAAGGCTTCTGCTATTAAATTGGTTTTCTGCTGACCTACTAAATCTTTTTGTGCATCTAGTTGTAAACCTTGTTTACCAATATTAATATTTTCTGATACCAAATTAGTTTTCTGTTGATTAACTAAAGCAGTCTGTGCATTGACCTCTAAGGTTTGTGCCTTAGTAAGCTCTGCCTGTGAATCAGCAGTTTGCTTACCCAAGACAAAGGCGACAGCCTGTTGCATACTGGCAGTCATGGCTCCTAAGTAGACATTGGCATAATCATCTCCAGTAATCCTACCCTGACTAAACTCTTCTTCAAGTCTAAGCTGCATAGCCGACATGATCTGATCAAAGGCTCCTGTGCCTTCTAGTGAGCCTGCCGTAACTTCAGTAATGCTGATGGCTGTCATTGGTTCAATTATCCTATGCGGTTAGCAATAGCTTGTTGGTTAGCTAGGTCTTTCAATTCACTAGATGTTAGATTAGGTAAGATTTCAATAGAGAACTCTTTAGCCAACTTAAATCTACGCATCTCTTGGCCTTTTGGTCCTCTCTCCGTATAGGGAGCTTGGTAGTGTCTTTCCTGAATCATATTCAATAAAGCTTGAGGAATATGCCAACCCTCTTCTGCATGGAAAGGAATGAATTTCTTCATGGTTCCAATGACACTGTTACTGACTGTAAAGATCTCACCTTCCCAACTTTGTTTGGCAGGGTTCATACAGGTCAGCCTGACTCGGATTAAAGCAGAAGCCTCTTTACGGTAACGCGCATGGACTTGAGCTTCGGATTCTTGTACGTCCTGTGTAACTTGTACTACTGCTGCTTCCACTTCCGCAGGCTCTTTAAGAGCAGACGTGACCTTTTCTCTAAGCTTATCCAGACCGATACTAGGATGGTGTTGGATGCCCATGAGAGCAGCACGTTCTTTTAATAGGGTAAGCTCATCTTTCGGAGCATCTTCAAACGATTCTTCTTGGTTTACTTCAGACATAATATTTCTCTTAGATTAATTTTCATCAGGCAAATTATTGGAATAGTATTCAGTAGTTAAGTACTTTACTGCGCTTGGAACAGTAAATATAACCCCCCAACGGCTAAGTTGAGGGGCTAATAGACTTACTTAATTACCACTTAGCTACAGTCTTGATCAGAGCAATACGCTCAGGACGCAAGATCATAGTTGCATAGAACCACTTGATAGACATGAAACCAGTTTCACCATAAGGATCAGCAGTAGTTGCATTCTCTTCACCTGGTTTCTTGTTGAAGATTTTAAACTTCACAGACTTACCATCAGTTTGGAAACCAACAGTAGTAAACGATCCACTACCAACAACCAACATTGGGTATACATCGTATTTACCAGAAGACTCACGATAGCCAAGGTTAGCAGTTACCGAAGCACCAGCACCTTCCCAACGCATCATTTCAGGGACTACTATGATAGTGAAGCCACTTAGTTTACCGATCTCACCATTAACTACGTTACCTGCATCAGCATACTTATGTGATGGGATAAAAGCTTGAGCGCCAAATGGATCAACCATAGACTTAATCATTGGAACCAATTCAGAACCAACGTACATGTAACGAGTAGCTGGAACAGTCTTAGTATCTACCATACGAGTACCAGAGATAATCGTAGTCGCTTTAGGGCAACGGTTGTTGTCTAAGTCAATTTCCAAACGCATTAAATCGTTATAAGTAATCGCAGAGACAGTGCCTTCACCTGTGATAGTAGCAGTAGAGGTAGCAATACCACCGAAACGAATAACACCCGCAGCATTTAACAAATCAATCTGTAAAGCGTCTTCAGTCAACTCTTGAGCGCCATTAAGCATCTCACGGTTGATGTGCATCGCCAATTCAGAGTCAGTGTCAAAGTCTAAAGAGTCTTGAGTATACTCGTCAAAGAAACCCATCTTTTGTAAAGTAGCTTCAATAGAAACACGTTTAAAGCCAACACGGTTTACACGTCCACCAGACTCACCCAAGATAGGTAACTTACCTGAGATGTAACCAACGTCCTTAGAGGAGCCATATAAGTTACCTGTAGCATTAACAGCAGCATTTTCTACAAAGCGGTAGCCTAGTGCAAAAGCAGAAACAGAAGCAGAACCAGTAACAGATAACACAGCATAAGCTGTTCCAGCGGTTAAACCTAAACCACCGACTGTCTTAGCTTTCAATGCCCATGCAGTAACAAGAGCTTTAGCAGCAACCAAAGCAGCAGCAGCATCAACGCCATTACCTACGAAAGAAACAGGCTCACCTAAACCAGCAGTACCCGCAACATTAGGGCCACGTACCGTAATAGTTACTTCATTAGCAGTAGTAAGTCCCGCAGCATCAATACCTTGGTCGTTGATGTTGGCATCATCGAGCATAGGTAAGTAATGGAACAACTTAATGGTTTTACCCATGTTCTTGGGCATAGCAGTCACATCAGCCAACTGACCGAAGAACTGTAATTTACGCGCTTCAATTAATGCTTTCTTCTGATAAAAATCAGTACGAATTTGTGTGCCAATAGTGGAGGTATCTCCATTATTATCACCGTATACTTGAGTAGCCATGTTATATAATTCCTAAATAAATTTGTATGTACTAAGAGAAATTACTCTCAGCTAATTTAGCGAATTCTTCATCAGACAAAGCCAAGGGATTAAACTCTTGATTAGACTTAGGTGTTCTACCCGTCTTAACAGTGGAGCCTGCTGCCCGTTTCTTATCAATGTTTGAAGACTTCTGTTGTACAGTTGTAGCTGGAATAGCTGGGATTATTGCATCTGCTTTCTTAGAGCTAAACCCACCCGCAGACTGCATTGAATCACCTACTTGTTTATAGGCTTCAATGTCAGACATTCCATCCAGTTTTCCTAACATTCTTTCTCTATCCACCTTTGTTGTGATTTGCTCAAATATCCCTGCCGAGACATGATCATTGATCACTTTAATGATGGACGGGTTTTCTACTAAAACCCTTCTGCTACTGTCATCCCACTTATTGCCAACAATATCAATAGTGTCTTTAAATGCTGGTGTGTCACGAATGTCATCGAGTACAGCATCAAGTTCCACTTCTCTATTGGAAGCATTGTAAGATTTGGGCTTATAAGTAGTAGCTTCGTCTTCTTCTAAGTCCAGCGGATTAATGCCACTGTCCTTCATTAGTTTGCTGATTGCCCCAGGATCTTTCTTATCCAGGTCAATCAAGTAATTCAATTTGTCTTCATCAAGAAGACCGTTGTTCTCTAGTGTCTTTAAGATACGTAGAGAGGGTTTCAAACCAGCCATCTTCTTGTTGTAGTTAGCACCCATCATCATCAGGGTTCTAGCTTCATCAACCGTGTTGATCTGCATGTCCTTACCGTTAGCCTTAAATGGTGCGGTAAGTTTTTTAAATTCTTCTGCAAAGTCTAACTCTGTAGACTCTGAGGATTCTTCTGCTTCAGAGTCTTCTTCAGAGTCTTCTTCAGAATCTCCATCTACTTCACTAGCATCTTCTGCTTCCTCGTCTGTAGCAGGTCTTGCCCCTGTTACATCACCTTCACCTGTAAAACCAATTTCAGCTTCAGCAGCTTCATGCGCTAGGGTATCTTCAGGAGATTCCCCTAAATCATCATCGGACATGGACATATAATCCAAGTCATCCTCTTGTACTTCAGTATCTAAAGCCATTACTCGCCCTCATCTAATAGTTCAGTACGTAAGTCTTCATATTCACCAAGAGACTTAGCAGCCATACTACCCAAGGCTTGTACTGTTTTTAAGTACTGATTGAAGTGACCAATAGCAACAATGCCATCAGCAATGTTAGCTTGCATATCTTCACTAAACGCACCTGGATCAGCCTTTAGCAATACCAGTCTAACGGCTTCTTCTTTTAAGTAGCCCTCTCTAATGACTGTTTTAAAATCTTTATTGCTAAACAGATTATCTAACGCAGCTGCTTTAGAAACCATTACTCTGGCATGTTCAATACCAATCTCTACTTCTTCAATTTGTGACATTGATTATTCTCGCTTGTGTCCTCGTAACTTACTTGGAAGTTACTGAGATGATTAAAAGTATCTAACAGCTAAACTCAGCCGACCTAAGCAGTATGATACACTTCTATACAATGTATGTATATGCTTACCTATTACGTAGTAGCCTTCTGACTCAAGTTATGCTTAAGCATTTCCAACTCCATATTACTTCTCGCTTGTGCGCCTGCCTGTTGTAACTTACGTTCTTGCGTAGTTCCAGTATCCCCTTCAACAAACTCCAAGTCTTTAAGATCAGAACCACTATTATAATGTCTTGCCTTGGCTTGTTCGGTCATAGCCCTAGCTTGATCCAATACAGCGGTAGCACCATGACTTTGTGTCTTAGCTCGCTCAGTCTGTACTTGTGCTTCTAGTAGTTGAACTCTTAGTTCAGCTTCTTTATCCGCTAACGGATCTCGTTGTGGTTGGTACTCTTCAATGCGTTTAGCTAAGTCAGGCATCTTTCTTAATCTAGCGATCTCCGCACGGATCATTCTAACTTCTTCAGGATCACTGGTCTGTGCAGTTGTCTGTAACAAGAAAGACAGTTCTTCTGCTTTATGATTATCTTCTTCAGCCGTACTAATAGCTAACTTCAAATCAAAGTTACCTGCTAGGTCATCTCTTCTAATAGGCACAAACTCAGCATTGGAAACCCTAACCACTTCTTCCTCGGATAAGAACTCAGCATTCATGCTAATGAACTTTCTACCCATCTGGGTAATGCCTTCAGCCAATCTTCTCAAGATACCTAACTCACGCTTGGATGAGGCATCTAAGGCACTTCTAATGCCCGTAGCTGTGTTTCCTAACGCTGCACCACTAATACCATTGGAGAACGCTTTAATGCCTGTCAAGGACTCTGCTTCAGCATTCTGCATCTGTAAGATGGTTCCAGCAGACTGTGGAATCTCAGAGTAGGTGTGCATGTGAAAAGCTTGTCTTGGATCAACATTAGAATTAAATTCATAGTCATCACCCTTAGCAAACTTTCGTTTGTTTACGACATCTAAGGCATCCTTACGTATACCTGTTTGACCATTCGCACCTCGACCCATCACATCAAGCATACCTCGGGTAACAGCACCAATGATCTTTTGGTTCTCTTCTAGCAGTTCACCATCAGGTTCCCCATAGACTGCTTTCTTAACAGGTAAGTACTGAACAATAATAAAAGGTAACTCTTTATCAGGATAAGGGTTCTCTTCCAACCTAATCATCGTATCACCGACATAGGAAGCTACAATAGGTTGAACGATGCCTGTGCCGTGAATATCCCAGAAACCCCAGTACTCTTTTACAACTAACTTTTGTCTAGGTTTATCCTTGAATCTAAAGTTAGTATTGATGTCACTAACATAATCAGGCTCCATTAATGGAGAATGATCAGATACCGTAATGCGATCCAAGTTATGATAGATACCATCCTTCTCTAATTCAGAGATGGAAGTCTCGAAGCTATAAATAACAAAGCCAGCCTTGCATAGATCTCCCATACAAGTAGGATCTATGACTACATCAAAGAATCTACAAATGTCAGCCGTAGGATGATTCGCAGTAACCTTGGTTTGATCTTCCTTCCTGTAACCTGTCAGTACTGGAGCAACGGGAATGCCCTCAGCTACCGTAATAGCCAAGGCTTGCTTAAGCTCTTCCGGTACACTAGCAAACGCTTCTGGATCAGATTGACTAGCCTGAGCTACACCTTCTAGTAGCTGTAGAGCTTGTGGATCTTGCGTAGGCTCGTAACTATAAACAGGTACATCAATCTGAATGACTTCCTCTCGATATTTCCAACCTGTACGGATAATGACTGTACCTTCATCAACAACGGTTCTAACGAACTCGTCAATGAAGCGTACTTTAGAGAGCTTAGTATTGAACTGGTTATTTAAGATCAACTCATTCTGTACTGCACCTTTCTTGTCTTCAAAGGTAACAGGAGATACGGTAAAGATGTCTTCAGTACTTAAGAACGGTTCACTTAAAGAAGCATACCGCCACTCTGCTTGCTTACGAATCAGCTTAGGTACGTGACTACTCCTACCGGGTAACTTCTTTATCTTGGCTGAACCAGTCACATTAAGGTTATCTAACCAGCGATATATTCTAGCTGCTTGAGTAGCATGATCCTGTTTAGCATCAATATAGTCTTGGTTTAGATCACCTACTTTCGGTGGATTCTTCCAGTCAACCATTGGCTTATGCTGATCATCTTCTTCAGACTCCTCCAAGTAACTATCTTCTAGTTCTTTCTCTTCTAATTTATCCATGATACCTACAGTCTACTATGCGTTATAGGGTTCTAACCCAAAGTGTAGCAATCTCAATAGCGCAGCATTGCTCTCCAAGAAGAAGCTTCATGTAAACGTGCTAATGCAAATTCTTTCATAACAGGTTTGCCTCTATAAACATCGAATCAATCTCTGTTTCAGTTTTGCCTAGTGCCGTCAGCACCGCATTTACCAGCGGATGACTGCGCTCAACTACAGTCGAATAATCCCACCAAATTCGATTCTCAGGTGTAGTGATTGCCGCTTCAACTTCATCGAGTAGTCCAGCAGATAAAAGTGCGAGTCGTGCTTGGCGCATTGTTAGTGTTGGTATTACAACAGGGGGAATATCCGCAGGCTCAGGGGTGTTACCTTCTTCTAGCCACGCGAGGTATTCAACCGAACTTTCAACATTGTGAAATTCACCAGTGCCAATTTTATTTGCAATATTTGAGTGTGCTATTAATTTATACATCTAAAGCTCCGCTGATGCTGTGAGAGTTGAAGTTACATTAAGCCAGCCCGGCAATCCTTGTACGCTTGCAGCAGTTACAGCAACTAGACTAAGCTGTGTATTATCGTCAGCAACAAATGAACTAACACTAGCTAGTGCTGCGGAACTTCCATTGGTATAGACTGCGCCTGTTGGTGAGGTGGCTGAGCAAGTTGGCGGGGCAATTCTCATTGGTACAGGTAACATTTTTTTATTATTCTCAAGGTTTGTTGTACCTGCCCGATAAACTCCTGTTGTAAAGATTACATTGGTTTGTTGCCAATAATACCGCTGGCACAAAGCTAATTCCATTCCGTAGGGTCTTTGTTCAAAGGGCGTTGCTACGGTTCCGATTTCGAGTTGCCAATCGGTTACTGTTAAATATTTTGAAGTATATGTCCCAGAGATTGCCCAAGTTAAAGATGGTGCTATCCCCAAAGACGCAGCAGCTGCCCCTAGAATATAAGTGGCTGTTATAGTTGTTAAAACACCGCTAGGTACAGTAACAGCAGTCCCAGACGCTATAGTTGTTGGGTTATTTGTAAATGTATCAGCAGTTGTTGGTGGTTTTGCTATATATGGCGTTACATTAACGGCAGCGCCTGTGTCTTGAAATACCTTGCATGATACGGTTATGGTTTTTGAATTTAAATTAATTGAATCTTTTGCTTCGATTCTTGTTTGAGTATATGCGGATGATATTCCTGATCCTGAAAACATTGCAAGTGCTGATGAGTAGCCACTTATACCAGCAGACCCTCCACCAATCTGTGAGATAGTTCCTGCTGTTATTGTTCCATTAATTGACCATAAAATCCTATCAGCACCCCCGTATGTAAAAGTATTTGCGACGATTGCTGTTGCTGCTCGTTGAGCAACGCGCATATCACCATTGATTATACGATTCCTCAGCCCCGCTAACTGACCGCCATTGATGCTGCTTAATGCAGAAAGTGAGGTAATATCAGCATTAGCCCCTTTACTTGCTTTTTCAGTATCAAGCTCGTTGATTGCTCCCTGAACGGTAGTAGCGGCTATATTGCCTGCGGGTGTGTTGTTATCATGTGGTACAACCGTACCGTCATCTGCTTTAAAGTACAGGCGTTTATTTAAGGTGTCTACACCAATACCCCCTACAATTAAATCAGCCGGTGCAGGTGCGCCAGATCCTTTCTTTATTACATCTTTTAAAGCCATTAATATGTTCCTATTGTCTCAGCAGCAAGAGCTGCTTTAAGTAAACCAAAAGTAGTTAATGCAGCATTTTGTAATGTAGCTAGTACTTGTGTTGTTGACGTATAAATTTCCTTATCTGCAAGTAGCCTGATAGGATCAAGAGCTACAGCTGCTTGTATAGTTAAACCAGCCGTATTATCTTCTAAGGTAGTCACCCTGGCTACAGCAGTATCAAAATCTGCTTGACTACTTTTAGTATTAAGAGCTGTTTGAGCTGCACTCGATACGGGTTTGTCTATATCGGCTGTATTGTTTACAAACGATAAACCTACGTCTTCTTTAGTGAGTACATCAAATTCAATAGCAGTTGCAGAAGAATTAACACGTAAATAGGTATTGCCATTGCCTGCTAAGTTAGGGACATCAGACAAGTCAGATATTTTAGTTACTCCACCTACTGCTGATTGTGCTTGCTTTGCCCAATGGTATGCAGAGAAACCCGCAGGATTCACGCCATCATTCACAGCAATATTCTCTGCGGCTATAGCCCAATTTGCCGCTAGACTTCTCTGGGTTCCAGCTTCAGTAGCTTTAGTCGTAGCTACACCAGCAGAACTAGCAGCTGCTATGGATGAGTTACCTGAGTTGGTTGCTGAAGTACTTGCAGCAGTACTATAAGTAAGAGCATTACCTTCTGCAACAACAGCAGCATTCTTAGACGTAGTAGCTGTTGTGGCTGCTGTTGATGCAGTTGAGGCACTGGCGGCAGAAGCCGTTGCAGCGTTGCCTGAAGTTGTCGCGGAAGTAGCAGAAGCCGTTGCACTATTAGCGGATAGCACTGCACTAGAAGCACTCTCAGAAGCTTTAGTAGTTGCCGTAGCAGCAGAGGCACTGGCTGAGGTAACACTAGCACCAGCTGTAACCTCACTTGCAGCAGCCGCTTGTTGAGAAACCAAGGCAGCATTCTGTGAAACCAAAGCATTAGCAGAATACGTACTGGCATCTGTTGCCTTGGTAGTGGCTACAGCAGTAGAAGCATCTATAGAAGTTTTAGCGACTATTGAAGCTGCCAGATCTATAGCTACTTGAGCAGCAGCAGCATTTACTTTAGTGTGTGAATCTTTAACATCGAACCACTTGCCATTATCAGGTAGTCCTGTAAGGGAATCAGTTGAAGTACCCCGGATGTCTTTAATAAGACTAATAAAATCTACTGGTATTGCCATGTTATTTCCTATAAATTAATGTCTGCACCATTAGGCGCAAAAGTAAAGAATAATGCTTCACCGCAAGCATAATCAGACCCATCTTCAACACTTAAACCAATATTTAATAATTCATCATCCAAAGCCCGTGTTACAGAGGTAAAAGGAGTGCCACCATTAAAAGCATCAATGTAATTTAAAAAAACTGCTAACTGCCCTGGAGACATTTCAGACGTACAAAAGGTAGCAAGCGCATAGCGTATTAAATGAATAAATGCCTCATCGAATATATAGACTTTCTTATCCAGTCGAGTAATAACTACATAAAGCCCAGCAGCATTAGTAGGACTTGCATAGACTTCATCTTGTTTGAACTTGGTTAGCTTTCTCATAGAAACCCTCTATCATCCAACTTAGTACTTACATATAAGCTTTCAGGAACAATGTTTAACTCTTTAGTTTTAACAACACTAGCAAGATACTTTTGAAAATAAGAACCAGCGGCATTACCTGAGTTCTTAGGTAGTGCTGCATGAGCCAAGTAACCGACATAACTGGTGATACACTCTGTCATGGCTTCATTGGCCCTAACGGTATCTGATGTAGTTAGTACCGTATCAAAACCTTTAAGATAAATAATGGATAAAAAATCTTCTACTAAGGTAGTTGCATTATTTACACCGTAGTACTCGATAGTGTTGTACTCAGGAATGAACACGGTATTTTCTTGGTCATTCTCATCATTAAGTGATAACTCTGTGCCTAAAGAGTTATAGGCTGCTATGACCTTTATTAACTTTTCATCATTGATATAATACTTAGCATTATTCGGTATTAACTTAATGATGTGTTCTTCTTGGTTTAGCAAGAACTCTTTATTAACTTCTGCCAGTGATCTGTTAAGGTAGCTGAGTATTTTAGCTACATTGGTTGGTTTTGAAATATCGTGGATAGCTAAACTCGCTAACTCACTATTCACTAAGTAATCCAGTAGTGTACTAACGCGCATTATGGTTTTCCAATGTTAGTTACTCAAAAAATATAAGAGTCTAAAGAATTTACGGGATCTTCTAAGTCTTCTTCCCAAATGCCATTAGCATCTTGTGTTAGACCTTCTGATTGCTTACTTGGCTTCCAAGGCGTTAGTGAACCAAGCATGGAAATGCAGTCGATAAAGTCATCATGCTTTGACTTAAAACCCGAAACTGCTGCTAAAGATAATTCGTCAATACATTCTAACATCTCTTCTGATTCTTTTCTCTCTATTGGGAACTTTATTTTATTTAATTTGAATAAAGGAACCATGATGTTAAACCGAACTAGCTTATTCGTATTGGGTCTAATACCGGGTTTAGTATTATTACCTTCACTCGCTAAAGGAAAGTAAATATTCCTTACTAGCATTTCATCTTGAATCCAAGAGATAAAACCACCTTGTTGCCCTGATATTTCTATACCGACTTGTTGTGGTGCATACATCTGAGCCAATCTAAATAAGTCATTGACGTTATCGCTCATTAACTGCCGTTTGACTATGCCATCAATCCATAACCAATCACCATTACTGGTATAAGCCCAGACTGAAATGACACTGTAATCAGCACTGGATCTTTCACTGGTGGCAAAGTCGGTAGTAATGTAGAAGTTAAACAAGCCTTTATTATTCAGGACTGTGCTACGTTTATACCAAGAAATATCACTGTTCTGAATCAGCCTGTCTTCATCTGACATAATCCGTAGCATTAACTCTTGGTTAAACGAATCAATCTTTCCTGCTTTTAACGCCTTATCATATTTATCTTTTACAGCATCATAGGTAAACCGATCTTCCCAAGCCCCTACAAACTCTTCCCGTTTACAAGGAAACTTCTCACAGACCGGATAAACATTGACTGCCCAAGCACCTGACTCTACTGCTTTATATAAAGGATCTTTAGCATTAAAAGGTGTACCTGACCAAATGACTTTATTGTTAGTAGGATGCAACGCATAATCCACTGCCTTATACACAGTGTCTTCCACACTCTTAATGACCGTAGGTGATCTGGCATCTTCATCACTGATCAAATCATCCAGTACTGCTAATGTAGGACGCTTGCCCATCTCCTTGGCTCCCCGTATACCAGTTTGGGCCCCATAACCTTTTACGATGAACAACTTACCATCAGCATTAGTAAACTGCCAGCGTATGTCAGTAAACTTTATGTTAGGGATGTACTGCCGTAAAAAATCTGAGTTCTCCCATCTAAACTCCAGATTCTTACGCATGTTCTTAACACCATTCTCTATACTATCAGAGACATACAGCGCAATGTCTACCTGACCAAACCCAGGCAGTCTGCCATAGACTCCCAGGTACAAAAATAAATACTCACCAAATAAGGTAGTGTTGTGCGTTATGGTATAGCCGTTTACAAGGAAAGATTGTGTATCTGACTCTACAGCTATGCACTGTGTAGGCACAGAAGGAATTTCTTCGATACTTTTAATACCAATACGCTTATATTCTTTTGGTTTCCATAGGTTAGCCTTACGCTTTAATCTAAACGGATTTACACCAAGTGAAATACCTACCCTATAACTTATATTACCATCCCAACAATTCTTGGTAATTTTAGCCCTACCACCAAGACCTCGAACTATAGTAGCCACACCTTCAGCTAATTTCTCTGACACACTTGTGAATGATGGGTTAGTTCCTTTTTCTTTACTAATAGTTCCGTCTGTATCCATCAAGCCCCTAAGAACCATGAGGCGTTGCTCAACAGAACCAAACAATAATTCACTAGGGATTTCTTTAGTGTACGTATTAACTGTACCAACCCATGTCTTTATGTCTGAGCCTAGTTCTAGTAGACCAAATCTTACAGTTGAATGTCTTCGTTTATCGTGCCTAATAACACTACAGGATGTAGGGATGTAGTCAATTATTTCTTGTACATCATCAATATGACTATGCACCCTAGAATACCCTGTATTCTTGGAGATACTACCATCACCTAGTATTACACCAACAGTATAAGGATCAATAGGAAAATGAGTTTCAGCATACTCTACAACAGGTGTCTTAGGTATGAACCACTTATACTGAATACCTGTAGTCTGTTTAGATGTTTTAGTTCTAGTGTAGTGTAGACCTTGCTTAAGTATTTCCGGTACAGTTAGTACGTGTTCTCTATAAACATTACCAGTTGTTACCCTTTCTACAATGTTTAAGTGATCTTCACATACAACCAATTCTCTATGATCATCAAGTGTAATCCGGTAAGTAGGTTTATTAAATACCTTGCTCTTGTGTGTCACCATTGTTGGTAGACCCAACCTATCCAACACGAAGTCACCAACACCCAAAGAGGCTATAGTAGTTACCCCATTAGGAGTAAACACTACAGTATCCAATGCTAATGCTTTTGCGCTGCCTCGGAATAACATATTAAGGATACTGGAGGTTCTACCTGCTAACTGATCCAGCATCTTATAGTGTAATACTGGAGTCAGATTCTCTTCACCCGCTTCACCATTGACCAATTTAATAAAGTTGACAAACTCCAAAGCAAAAGGACTCGGTATGTAAGTAGCATCTTCACCATAGCTTACGCTATTGACATAATCCTCTACTGACTTACCTACCTTAATTGTATCTACCATCTTGGTTCGGTGGCTTAATTAAGCTGATGTTCCATGAACCAGCGAATAATGATTTCCGTCTGCGTTGGAAAACCTACCACCCCATCGACATAACTCATGTTGTTTCTCCCACCACTCACCTAGCTCTTTATGATCTTCTGTTGCAGCTAGAAAATTACCGTCTTTAAACAGATTAAGATCAATAGCCAATTTAAGTTTGTGGCACGAACTAGCTGTGCCATAACCCAGTTTAACACCAACAGCTCCGAAGACTCTTGGATCTCTAAATAGATCCCCACCTCTGACTTCAAAACCAAGTGCGTGGGCTTTGTTAATAAGCTGCGGGAGTAACCGCATAAATAATTCTTGTTTATTGCCTAGTGCCATCATAATTATTTAATCCTCGTAATAGACTGGAGTTAGAAGATCGTGTTCGAGTTCTTTTATCATTAATAAAATGGTTGCTCTATCGGTTGTGGTTGACATAAAAAAGGGATCACCATTTATCTCTTTACCAATAACCATTGCTACGTCCAATATATTCATTGAGCCTTCAAGCACTTCATTAGCG